TGCTGCTAACATGGAATATGCAATGGGTGTTCAAAAAGTAGGTCAAATCAACAACCGTTACACAGTTTATAAGAACCCATATATGACTGAAAACGTAATCTTGATGGGATTCAGAGGTAAACAATTCCTTGAATCAGGTGCTGTTTTTGCTCCATATATTCCATTGATCATGACACCACTTGTGTACGATCCAACAACTTTCACTCCACGTAAAGGTTTAATGACTCGTTACGCTAAGAAAATGTTAAGACCAGAATTTTATGGTAAGATTTATGTTAGTGGTTTAACAACTCTATAATAAATTAACATAATAGTGTTAAAAGATAAGGCCGAGCTCAGCTCGGCTTTTCTTTTTCTTATATATTTTCAAAAATCCCTTGGAAATACAATATACTTATTATATATTAAATAAAAAATTAATATTATTAACAAAATGAAAGAAACACCATCTCAACTTAACATACCTAGTTATGTAATGAATTTCCCATTCACTCTATCTGCTGCTAACCCAAATAATGTATGGATGGAAGAATTAAAACCAGAAGAGTTAGAAATTAATAAACCTAAAGCATATAAACAATTTATGGATTTATATACTTTTATGGCTGGACAAGGATTAGTTTATATTTTACCTAGTAAAGGTGATTTTCAAGATCAAGTTTATGTTGCCAATTTAGGTTTACATTTACCTCATATTAAAGATCGTAATGTAATGTTATTATCTAATTATACATCTGAACCAAGACGCGGTGAAGAATGGGTTGGAAAAGAATTTTATGATATGATGGGATATGAAACATTTATTTGCCCATATAAATGGGAAGGAGAAGCAGATCTTAAATATTTAAAAGATAACATTTATATTGGAGGATATGGTCAACGCTCAACTCTAGAAGCATATGAATGGATGGAGAAAAATTTTGATATGAAAATTATCAAATTAGAAATGGTTGAACCATATTTATATCATTTAGATTGTTCTATATTTCCTGTAACAAATGATAAAACAATGGTATGTACTTCTTTATATAATGAAAATGAATTAAAAGAACTAAAAAAATATACTAAAATTATAGATATAAATGAAGATGATGCTTTTGGAGGAATCACCAATTCAGTAAGAATGGGTAACATGATTATTTAGACGATTTAATAACATTATTTAAAGATAAAACTATAAATGAAAACCCTACAGGAACACTATAATTCAATTCAAAATGGTAAAGGAAATAAATCACAATTCCTAAAACAAGCCCGTCAATTGTTTCCTCAACACATTACTCAATATTTAGACTTTGATACTTCAGTAAGAGTATTAAAATCTAAACAAATTATTAATGAAGCAGTAGGTGGTGTTGTTTCTAAAGGATTTGACATTTGGGATTGGAAAAAGATTTTAAATGAAGAAGTTAAAGCTGAAGAAAAAGAAACATCTAAAGAAGTTAAAGACGCTAACAAAAATGCCTTCCAACCATCAGACATGAAAAATGCTGATAATATTAATTTCAATGAAATTATGAAAGGTTTTTATGCTGAATTAAAAGATGAAAAAAATCATGATAAAACAGCAGAAGAAATTAAAGCTATAGTTGTTAAAAATTTAGCTAAAGATCCTTTATATTATACTAAAGATGGGGAATTTGGGACTAAAGGTGTAGGATACACAACTGAAGCTCCAGGTTTGGGTGAACCAAAACCAGCTAAAGGTCCTCATAAATCAAGTGGATATGGTGATTTGGATACTGATAAAAAAGTTGAAAAGGTAAAAGCCAATGTTCAAGATTCATTGGGTGAAAAAGAAGCTAAAACTTCTAATCCATCTAAAGTAAAAGAAATGGATGTAACACCTCAAAATTCACCTGGTGTTAAAAAAATGAAAATGCCTGGTGCTGAGAAAAAAATTAAATTACAAGAAGGCTTTAAAGCGTCACAATATGATAATATGTCTGATAAGGACCTTATCAATTGGGCTAAAGAAGATGGAATGGAAGATTTTATTGAATATAATGAAGTTGGAGAACTTAATCGTGAAGGATTACTAAAATATCTTTTAGGAAAAGAAATAGACCCAGAAGATTTAGGTGACTTTGATTATGATACAAGAAAAGATGAAATAGAATGGTTTTATGATGATCTAGATCCAGCAGGAGGAAGAGGTTTATCTAGTCATTTAGAAGAAGCTATTAATAAAAAATACACCCACTTTGCTGTTCGTAAATCAGATAATGCAATTGTAAATGGTTGGGAATATAAAAATTTAGATAATGAAAGTATCAAAGAATACTCTAAAATGGATCTTAAAGACCAATTCCCAGAATCAAAACCATCTGAATTTACCATTATTACTAAAGCAGCTATAGAAAGAAAAGGAATTGATCCATTCGATACTAAAAATTGGTATAAAGAAGGGATTGCTGAAAATGATATTTATAATGTAGCAGGTAATCCTGATGAAGAAGCAAATTATAAAAAATCCCGCATAACTATCTTAGATCCAATTACAGCTCAAATAGCAGATTTAGAACAAGAATTAATTAGTACAATTGATCCTGAACGTAAAGCTGAACTTGAAATGAAAATTAAAGAATTACAAGCTGGATTACAAGAAGAAAAAGTTCGTAATATAATAAAAGAAATTATCCAAGAAGAATTAAATAAAAGATAATATGAGACCATTACTTATAGAAACAACCCCATTTAACATCTCTCCAAAAATGTTAAATGAATCTCGTGATAGAGTATCTGGCAATCCAATAGTTGAAGGTATTTTAGCTACTTGTGAAATTAAAAATGGTAATGGGAGATATTATTCTAAAGAATTATGGGAAAGAGAAATAGATAAATACTTAAAATTAGTTAATGAAAATAGAGCATTAGGAGAACTTGACCATCCAGATTCACAAGTAATTAATTTAAAAAACGTATCTCATAATATCAAAAAACTTTGGTGGGATGGTGATAATGTAATTGGAGCGATAGAAATATTACCAACTCCATCAGGAAATATACTAAAATCATTAATTGAAAACAATATTAAAGTAGGTGTTTCATCTAGAGGAATGGGGAGTTTAAAACAAGTAGGAGAAATATTAGAAGTACAAGATGACTTTGAATTATTATGTTGGGATTTTGTTTCAACACCTTCTAATCCAGGCTCATATATGGCTCCAATACATGAAGGACTAAATCCAACAATAAATCCATATGAAAAAATAAATAATATAGTAACAGAAATATTATGTGCTAATGGATCTTGTCCAATAATGTAATACCCCTTTTAATATAGAATATTAAAATCGAAGCGCTTCAAAAAGAAGTGCTTTTCTTTTACCAACTTTTCGACTTTAAATATTTATAATAAAAAATGAAAATTTGTAGTAAATGTAAAATAGAAAAGGATATAAAATATTTTAATAAAGATAAAAAAAGTAAAGATGGTTGTACATATTGGTGTAAAGAATGTTTATATGGTAATAATAATATTTGGGTAAAATCTAATTCTGAATATCATAAGAATTGGTATAAATTAAATCCTGATTATTATAAAGAAAAGTATTTAATACACAAATTATTCCAACCCAAATTTACCCCTAAAACAAAAGATCAAAAACGAGAATATATTAGAAATTATCAAAAAAATAAAAAATTAATAGATCCATTATATAATTTTTCAACAAATCTTAGAGTAAGAATTAATCATGCTTTTAGAAGAACAAAATGGAAAAAAGAAGGTAAAACAGAAAAATTATTAGGATGTAATTTTGAATTTGGGATTAAACATATTGAAAATTTATTTACTGAAGGTATGAATTGGGGAAATTATGGTAAGTGGCATATTGACCATATAATTCCATTATCAAGTGCTAAAAATGAAGAAGAATTAACCAAATTATGTCATTATACTAATTTACAACCATTGTGGGCTTCAGATAATATAATAAAAGGAAAAAAATTTTTTTAATTTTTCAATTTTTGAATATTTTTTACATATGTATATCGGAATGTGCCCAAAAATATGAGGCATTCTACCGCAATAAATTTATTACACTTTGAAGATCCCTTCGTATTGAGTGTATTTCCAATTAAAAAATTAAGGAAAAAATGAAAACAAACAGAGATTTGCTAAGCGAATCAATCGCAGATGCTAAGACTGTAAAAGAAACAGCTTTAGCTAACGCAAAACTTGCTTTGGAAGAACAATTTGCTCCCTACCTAAAAGAAAAATTATTCGCTAAACTTGCAGAAATGGAAGAAGAAGAAGAAAAAGGAGAGGTAAATGAGGAAATGAACGAAGAAGCAGAAGAAGTTTCTTTAGATGAACTTTTAGCTGAACTTGAAGAAGGTGAAACTGAAATCAACGAAGCAGAAAAAGAAGAAACTGAAGAAGAAGAATTTGATGTTGCAGAAATGGACGAAGAAGAACTTAAAGCTACTATTGAAGATGTAATTAAAGACATGATAGCAGCAGGAGAACTTGAAGCCGGAGATGAAGCAACAGAAGATGAAGAAGTAGAAGGTGAAGAAGAAGTAGAAGGTGAAGAAACAGAAGAAGAAGAAGAAGATATTAATATCGAAGAACTTTTATCTGAAACTGAAGATGAAACACCAATTGAAGAAGCAACTATTGAAGAAGGTAAAGGATTAGGTATTTTAAAAGGAATTGGAAGTATGTTCAATCCATTTAAACAACCTGCAGAATTTGTTAAGGAAATGGAGAAAAAATTAAAAGAAACTCCTGAATTAAAGAATGATGCTGAATTTATGGCTCAATATAAGCTTTTAAAAAGTGTTGCAGGTGTTTCTAGTGCTGCTGGTTCGTTTACTAGTGGTGGTGGAGCAGGAGAAAAACAATCACGTCTTGAAGAAGCTGATAAAGAAAAAGAATTAGAAGAACAATTAAATCTAGTTAAAACTCTTAGATCAGAACTTACTGAGACTAATTTGTTAAATGCAAAACTTCTTTACACTAACAAAATCTTCCGTAGTAAAACGTTAACAGAAGCTCAAAAAGTTAAAGTGTTAACGGCATTTGATAAAGCAACATCTAAGAAAGAAGTTGAATTAGTTTATGAAACTTTACAAGAAAGCTTTAAAGTATCTACTTTAACAAAAGCTCCAATTAAAGAATCATTAAGTTCAGCATCAAAAGCATTAGGTACAGCTAAATCAGCTCCTATTATTGAAAATGATGTTTTCTCACGTATGAGAGAATTAGCTTTTGGTAATAAAAAATAATTAAAATAAATTAACTTAAAAAACAAACAATTAATTAAACATGAATTCAATTCAATCATTATTGGAATCAGCTAATCCATGGAAATCACTTCAAAGTGATGCTTCTAAACTAGCTACCAAATGGTCTAAAACAGGTCTTTTGGAAGGATTTGGTTCAGATACTGAGCGTAACAATATGGCTCTTATTCTTGAAAACCAAGCAAAACAATTAGTAGTAGAAACTAGTCAAACTGGTGCTGGTTCATCAGCAGGTTCATTTACAGTAGGTCAATCTGAAAATTGGGCTGGAATTGCATTACCTTTAGTACGTAAAGTATTTGGTCAAATTGCAGCTAAAGAATTTATCTCAGTTCAACCAATGAACTTACCTTCAGGTCTTGTGTTTTTCTTAGATTTCCAATATGGAACTAATGTTAACCCATTCTCTTCAGGTAATTCTTTATATGGTGATCGTAGTGCAAATGGTCGTTTCCCATTCCAAACAACTGATACAAAAGGTGGTTTATATGGTGCAGGACGTTTTGCATATTCTACTAACCAAACATCATCAACAGTTAGTGCTACAGTTGCAACAGCTTCTTGGGCTAGTGTGATGTATGATTCAGCTTTATCAGCTTCTGCTGCTAGAAATGAAATTAAATCATTCACAGTTTCAACAGGTAGTATTCCTAACTTTGATATCGAAGGTATCCGTGCATTCGTATTAACTTCTGGTTCTGCTGCTACAGTAGCTAAATCATTACCTGCATTTACATCATTTGATGGTGCGGCAAGTATTATTTTCTACTTCACAGCTTCAACTGCTGAAACTAATGGAACAGGAACTTCTGCAGGAAGTACACTTTATTACAACAAAGCTACTGCTGATAACAACCGTGGTGATTTTGAAGATACATCAGCTCCTTCATTCTCAGTACCGAATGCTCAAAGTGCAAGCACAATTGTAATTCCAGAAATCAACATCAAGATGCAATCTCAAGCTATCACTGCTAAAACTAAAAAATTAAAAGCAGTATGGACTCCTGAATTTGCTCAAGATTTAAATGCTTACCAAAACATTGATGCTGAAGCGGAATTAACTAACATCATGAGTGAATACATTTCAATGGAAATTGATTTGGAAATCTTAGATATGTTAATTGAAGATGCTGATGCAGCAACTGAATATTGGTCAGTAGTTAACAATACTACTTTAAATGCAGGTGGTACAGATTTCACAGCAAGTTTAGGTTACTACAACACTCAAGGTGGTTGGTTCCAAACACTTGGTACTAAAATGCAAAAAGTAAGTAACAAGATTCACCAATTAACTTTAAGAGGTGGTGCTAATTTCTTAGTATGTTCTCCAACAGTAGCAACAGTTTTAGAATCAATCCCAGGATTTGCTTCTAACTCTAATGGTGATGCTGCTAACATGGAATATGCAATGGGTGTTCAAAAAGTAGGTCAAATCAACAACCGTTACACAGTTTATAAGAACCCATATATGACTGAAAACGTAATCTTGATGGGATTCAGAGGTAAA